GCGTGCGGCGGTACAGGTGCTATGCTGAGTACGTGCTGGAAAACCGACCGACCATGGAGCTTGACACGAAGTCGACATTCGCCCTCGGTCAGAGGGACATGTGGAAGGGCCTCGTGAGGTGGTTCGACCTTCACCCAGTGGCTTCTCTGGAGGAGTCCCTGCAGAGTGCCTACATCGGAGTCGCAAGGAACAAGAACGAAACTGCGGGCAGGGCCGGCCAATTCGGGATCTACGAGAAGGTGGCCATGATGGAGATAGAGTTGAGGAACGCCCGCCCGGAGCGCATGGGGCTCGAGGAGCCAGCGCAGCTCGACGACATACGCACACACGAGTTCTCGCCAAACTTTGTTCGCTGTGCTGCATCCATGGTGCGGCGGAAGATAGTCAATGCCCCAACCACCGCTGACATGAAATTCATAGCACTGGAGGCAGCCCGGAAACTCCTGGAGACCACGCCCCTGGAACTTGCCACTTACCGGGCCAGCACAAGACCGCCGAACATCAGCGCACCCGGAGCACCAGAGCACCCCGGCCGGCAGCGTGCGATCGAATCAGTGATGGAGTGTCTAGAACAAGTGCTGATGGACCCGTCGAAAGCGTATTCAGATCCCAAAATACTGTTTGATGCCATCACGACCCAAGGGTTCTGGGTGGACCTTTTCGAGAAGGCACAGCTCACCGGTCTGCGCGAGATTTTCGTCCTAACCATGGTCTCGCGGCTGGTGGCCAAGCTGCTTGAGACACTGGTGATGCCCATCGCAGAGAGGATGCCAAACGAGCAAATCACGGAGGGGGCCGGCAAGCTTGATGTCAACCTGCGGCATGATATGTTCCTAAACAAGGAGTCCCAGGGAATGCACCTGGAGGTTTCCAACGACTCCACCGATAAGTCCACGTGGTGCCAGCTTTTTGTGATGCCCGTGGCCATGGCATTTTTTGTCGAGATGTACCCGGCCGAGCTGCACAGGCCTATTGCTTATCTCTTGAACACGGTCCGGAACAAACACCTGCTCATGGCCCCGTTTGTCCTCGACGAGTTCCGAGACAAGCCTGATGTTGAGTCTCTGTCGAAGCCTGCCATGAACGAGTTGAAAGATCAGTACTTGGGTCTCACTGAGACACATGATCTGATCGATCAGGGGTCCACTTACATGAAGAACACATCCAATTTCATGCAGGGCATTCTGGGCCTGCTCTTCGGG